GAGGCTTCTCGCCATTACTGATTTCCCCCTGCCTCTATGGCTTCCAGCATTTCTTGCTTTTGCGTAGGCGTGGCCTTACTCCACATCAGCATATCAATGCCCTCTGGGGGAACCATTGGAATGAATTTATATTCTTTTATGTAATCTGAGTAACCGATACCAGAGGTTAATCTCCTAGCCGACTTAATGAGCTCGTTCCGTAACTTGTCCTTAGCTCTTATCTGCTTTTCAATTTGCTTTCTAAGCTCCGCAGGTTTCAGGCTTAAATCTAGCTCAGTTGAGAGCGCAAGCTGCAATTCAGCTTCGCTCAACGCGCCGAAGGTCGCAGAGTTGATTACATCAATGCCTAGAGAGTTAGCCGCCTGCCGTAGCGATGATGTCGCTTCATTAAAGGCGGGCACGAACCGACTTTCTATCACTCCACTATCAGCGCCTCGATCAAGTGCGTCAAGAGCCTCGTAGTATTTATTCAGTGAGCCATATAACGACTCAGCGCGATCCATCATTGCAAAACCGCGCTCTTTCGCTGTCTCAATGTCTTGCAGTTTTATTGCGCTGCTGGTTTCTAAATCAGCCTCTTCCTGTGGGGTTAAGGCTGTCGCACCCTTAACATCAATGCGCCTAACTTCCCCAGTATTCCTATCGGTGTATGAAACATACTTTTGGCCGCTCACTGGATCAGTCTGAATGCCAGATACCGTGGGGGCGAACTGGGTTGCCCCAGTATCAAACAGCAACTCCATACCGGCCTTCGCCGCCTCTGAGTTTTGTGGGTTGCTTCTTATAAATTCCGCAGCGGAACGTAATTGTGCTGCTCGGCCGGAGTCAGTGCCCTCAATCCTTGCAGCCTCAGCGTCTAGCGCCATAGCGGTTCTATTGCCTTGCGCCGACAGTAATCGAGTAGCCTGTGCCGTCTCCATTTGGCTCTGCATTGCTCTAGCCAGATTTGGATCTGGGTTGAGGCGCATAGAGTTCAGCGCAATAGCAAGTCTTGCCCGCTTCTCATCGTCATCGAGGAAGTTCTGGATGCCAGTTCCTAGCCCGCCAAGGATGCCCATCATTCTGTCGCCAAACCCCATGGGGGCCGGAGCGGGTGCGGGTGCGGGTGCCGGGGGCTGAGGCCCTCCAAACATTGGATCCATGCCAACGGGGCCCATTTGACCGAATAAACCGTTCATCCTAGCTACCTAGCTTTTTCATCATGTCGAAAATGCCCTGAATGCTTTGCCCGGCATCTTCAATCTTTTGCATTCCTCGCGCTGGGGCAGATTTGATTGCATCCATAAACCCAAATTCTTTTTTTAGCTTAGCGAGTTCTGTTGCGTTTTTTGGGTCATCAGGATCCATGCCCTGCGTTCTCATGTAGTCCCGAATCATTGCATCCCGGTCGATCGCCATGCCTGACCCGCCAATACCCGCCCCTGCCTGCATCTGAGGGGCTGGTAGCTGCATTAACCCTTGCGGCCGCTGCATTGGCATACCGCCACTCTGCTGAGCGGCAACGATCATTTGCATTGGGGTCATCTGTCCGTTCATTACAATACCTTCAGGTAGTTCACTCTCAGATAGCCATCAGGGCCTTCTGTAACGGCCTCTGGCATAACTTCACGCAACTCTTGAGCCAGCACACCAATCGTCGGCTGATTGCCTGCAATGCGCTTGCCTTCCTCATTCCAATCCCAGGTGTAGAGGTTGATGCCCTTGTCTGACTTACCAATATGCTGGATGTTTTCCTTGAGCCTGATATCAGACGATGCCGCGAGTGTGAGGTAATCAATAAGCCCAGGGCTTCGGCTTGTTGTCTGTGTCTGTTGACCCGTCTGAGATCCTGCAAACGCCCCGAGAGCAGTCTGTAGAGCCTGCTGGGGTGACCCGGTAAATCCAGCGTACTGCTGGTTAGCCGCGTCAATAATTGCCTGCTGTGCCGCTCTCTCAAGCGCACCCTGCTGAGCTATTGCCTGATTCATTGTGCCGAATGCGCCAAACCCAAGATTGGCGAGGTTTCCTAACTGGCCTGCCGCCTGAAGTTGCTGGCCGGTTGCTGTTAAGCCTGCGCCTTGGTTAGCAAGTGCCGCCTGCAATGCCGCCTGTTGGTTCTGGATCGCGGCCGTGTTGCCAGCCTGGGCCCCGAACTGCGCTGCTGCATTCGCTGCTGCGGCATTCTGCAAGTTGGCTTGCGTGCCCAATGAAGCGTTCTGCAGCGCGGCCACGTTTCCTGCCTGCGCCCCAAACTGTGCAGCTGCGTTCTGAGCCGCCGCATTTTGCAGTGCCGCCACGTTTGCGGCCTGAGCACCAAACTGTGCTGCCTGGCTTCCCAGCTGAGCGTTTTGTAGTCCAGCCACGTTCTGAGCCTGTGCGCCGAACTGAGCCGCTTGATTGAGTGCGGCCTGATTCGCCATTGCCTGCTGGTTTTGTGCGGCAGCTGAGAACTGCGCTGCCTGATTCTGTGCGGCCGCATTCTGGAGTGCAGCAACATTCGCTGCCTGAGCTCCGAATTGAGCCGCCTGATTCGCCGCCGCCTGATTCGCAAGGTTTGCTTGAGTACCAAGCTGGGCGTTCTGTAGGGCTGCTTGAGTGCCAAGTTGAGCATTCTGCAATGCAGCAACATTACCCGCTTGGGCTCCAAACTGAGCGGCTTGGTTTTGTGCCGCCTGATTAGCAAGTTGAGCCTGCTGACCCAATTGAGCGGTTGTAGTCCCCGCCTGTAGAGCCGCTTGCTGGTTGGCAAGGTTGGCCTGCATCCTTGCGGTGATGTCCTGCTGTGCAGCCTGCTGGGCTTGCGTAAAGCCTGCCTGACGCAAACCTGAAGCCGTCCTAGCAGCCTGCTCTGCAAAGGCTCTATTAGTCTCTGCCTGAGCGATAGCCTCGCGTGAACCGCCAAATGCGCCCGCAGCCTGAGCCTGAGCTCCCTGCACGTTCTGCTGCATCTGACGCGCCCTCTCAATATCAGAGAGAGACTGCTGTACTACTTGAGACTCGTAAGGGTTGAAATATGGGTCTAAACTGGTGCCTGCAAGCTGCCCAGCCGCTACGCGCTCTTCTCGGACAGGGCCAACACCCGTAATCCTTTCTGCGCCATATCCCTGCGCTGCCGCCCTCTCAGCCCTAGCTCGCTCTGCGGCCGCTCTCTCAGCTTCATACCCCCGAGCCTCAGCTAATGCAGCATCATAGCCCTGAGCATCGCCTAATGCGGCCTCAAAACCAGTTGATCCTGCTCGCTCTGCGTCATATCCCTGAGAACCAGTCCGAGTAGCTCGATAGCCACGCGATGTAGCTGACTGTGCCGCCGCGCCTGTTGGGTCATACCCCTGAGCGCCGATCTGCTGTGCTTGGATGTTCATGGGCTGGTATTGCATCGCCTGAGCGGTTCCAATGCCTGCCTGCCTAAATCCAGCGGCTACAGCTTCTGGCAGGCTTCCTGCGGATTGCATGGCATCTACGGCTGTCTGTGCGCCACCTTTACCTCCAGGTGCTGGTGCCGACGACCCAGTAGGAACGCCTTCCGTTGCTTGCTGCACAGAGCCTAGTTGCTGGTTGAATAGATCTGTTGGCCCGCCTGCTCCTGCCGCCGCACCACCAGGCCCAGCCTGACCGCCCGACATATAGTCAAACTCACCGGGCAATACCCCAGTAGAGCCGCCGCCAGTCCCGACCTGACCGCCCGTCATAAAGTCAGTGCCACTGGGCAATGGGCCAGCAAAAGGGACAACGGGCCCTGCCGATCCAGGAACTGGTGCTGTTGTTGTCTGCGCCCTTTGAGCGCCGCCTTTAGATCCACCCGCTGGTGTTGTAGCTCCACCGCCAGCCATATTTATCTCCTAAAACGGGAATCGACCGCCGCTGTACATACGGCGGATATATTCGGCACGTTGCTCTGGTGTCATATCAGCAAAGTTGCCGGTGCCAATGTCTCCTGACCCCATAGGATCAATGAACTGGCTCATGATGGCTTGATAGGTTCCGGGCTGCCTTGTCTTTAGTTCTTCCAGCGCCTGCTCATACAGAGGTGCGCTTGAATAACCCCTAACCCCTCCGACATCAATTTCCTCCGGCATAGAGAAGTCGCCAGCACCGGCCATTCCGAATGCTTCCGCCATTGCGTTTACATTCGATCGAGCAGCCCGGTCGGCCTCGTTAAATGCCGCAACATCGGGGCCAAACTTCGGTGTATATGGAATGCGCGATACCGCCTCGCCTCTCGCTAGGTTCTTCTTGGCCGCGCTCTCCATCCACTCCGGGATCTCGACCTTAGTGCTTTGGCTACCGCCTTTCCCGCCTGACATAGTTAAATCTCTTTAGTTAAACAAACCATTGTGGGCTTCCAATCAAACGACTCTAGCGCCTTGACCCAGCCCTTCCTTCCAGATAGCGTTAATGCGGAGCATCCTTGTGCCTTGGCCCACCAGATAACGCTCTCATGCATATCAGTCAGTGTTTCTAGCTTTCCCCCAGCTAAAAAGATGTGCAGCACCTTCTTTTTTGGATACAAAAGCATCTCAGTAACGAGACAGCCATCATCCGCAGGCCATAGCTGCATTTGACCTTGAAGTATAGCATAGGCGACGTCGTCATACTCATGCGTACCGCCCGAGAACCTAAGCGCAGCCTCAATCCACGGCTTGCATCGCTCTATCTCATTCATCCATGCATCCGGGTGATATTTAGCGTTGTCGCTGGTGCTGAAGGGGCAAATGCAGTCGCAGCTGATGCGTCTAGCGTCCCACTTGTACTATCTACCGCCCACATAACCTGGAGGTAATCGCCTGCACTAAAATCTATCTTGGCCGATCGAGACACAACCAATGTCGAGCCGTTTTGGTGCAGTGCATTCCTCATAGTTGCGTCGCTAAGGTCTGCTCCGTTTACTCTCGGCCAGAAGTAAAAGTTCACCGTACTTGATGAGCTTGAAGTTATCTGAGCAGAAAACATCAACAGATACTCGCCCGCCTCTTCAAAGACAATCTTCGTAGGGTCTGTGCCATCTAATGTAATGCCCACATTTCCAGTAGGGGAATCATATTGGATGGCATAAGCCGTATTGACTGCCGCAGCGGTGACGTCTGTAGTCCTAATCAGAGTGGCGTGACCATCTTCCAAAATGATCTGCTTAAATACGCCATTCCTTGATACTACGGGGTACTGGTTCTGCGTATCCCACATCAGGATCCCGTCTTCCGTTGCAGACTCCCCGGTGCCCTTATGCTCCAGAATAGACCGTATTCGGCCTAGATACTGGACTAGTCGTCTAGCCCATGTCTGCCATGCATAGCCCTGCGGTTGAGGTATGTATTCACTCACCGACGTCCGCCCGGGATGATATCGAGCCTATTAACGCCTACCCGCCAGTTGGCAAGCCTTTCCCCTTCCACCCTGATACGGACTTGTCTTCCGGTAAATCTCAGCGATGTAGGGTTAGACATTGAGTAAGGCCCATATGACCGCTCAGTATCGTTAGGATAAAACCGAGTCTTGAATATCGCCTGAACGTCACCCTGAGTCTTCTCGTCAGGGATCATCTCCACCACAGACGCCACCTCATCACCAGACGCCAGCATGATCGGGCCAGACTCTGCAAATGGCGTCAATGAGCCATAGTCAAAGCCAACCTCATGCTCATAGATATGATTATCGGCAGGATCTGCCCACATGGGGTGTCGGAACGCGCCGTGATCTACCGCAGCCGTCCTAGCAAGGTTGCCAGTTGACCAGGTGTTCTCTGCGTAATTCCAGACAACATATCGGTCATTCTCAGTAGATCCACCGCTGGGGTAGAACCACCAGACTTCTGAGTATCGTGCGTTAGTTGTGGCGTAGACCTTAGACTGCTGGGATTGGTTAATGTCGCTGAAAACGTAATCAGAGACCTCTGACGGCACCTTTGATACTGCCCCACCAGAGTAGGTGTAGAACGCCTTTCTGCCCATCCATACCGCACCCAAATCGGTGACGGCCGCAGCCTTCCTTGAGATGATGCCGCAGGACGTCCCCACGCGCTCTCTAGAGTAGACATAGGGAGGGCCAAGGTAACCCATTACATGGGCGTCAATCGTTGTCAGGATGAGCGTCTGCCCCCTCACACGAACCGCACACATGATGTCGCCAGCCGTCTGGAGCTCAATATCACCCGCCTCGTTTGTGGCAGCTGGAGTCCAGACCGTATTGTTCTCCTTGTCGCACCATTGGACTTTTCGAGGGTTGCCCCCGGCACCCAATGCAAACAGGAATCGCTCCTCGGTAACAATCAGCCCAATGCAGTCAGTTGGCGCGTTAGTAATCTGCGCTGCCGGGACTGCGGTGTTTAGCTGCCACTCATAGAGCTTGCCGTCATCCGGGCTGCAAGCAACAAGGTACTGACCAAATGTATCCAGAGACCATGTTGTTGCCGGTAGGATCGTGAGGTTATCGAGGCGCTCAGTGCCGTAGTAATCCTCACCATATGGGCCTGCGCTGTAGCCAGTGAACGCAGACGCATCCTCTCGCCCAGCTGTAAACCCTGCCGGGGTGATATCGGCTTGTGCGCCTGACTGAGTATATGCGTAGAGCTTGTCATAAGTACCCGCAGCAAAGCGCCTGGCTGATGTGTTATCAGTCCACGCCAGCATCGCCCGGATCTTATTGGTGGCAGCTGTCTGAGTCTTTTGACGCCAACCGCCAACAGGCCCCATTGTGCCGTCAGTCCAACGGATTAGGTTGGCATCACGCCAACGGTTCTGACTTTGTAGGTCAGTTCCGTTCCGATAGACGCCCGCCTGTATTTGAAGCGGAACAAGCGCCATGTCTTACTCTGGCTTCGTGGGCC